GTAGGGTCTGTAGTTGAAGGTGCATCGGGTAATGTTGAAATTGCCATATACTAAATTTCCTCTAGTTCGAGAGATATAACGGCATAATCTGGATATGCCAAATTAAAAGAAAATCGTTTATAAAATCCAAGAATTAATAGAGATTCAAAATAATCACTAGAGCTATCATCAATACCAGACCAAACAGCAGGGCTGCCAGCTATTGAATCTTTAATAGTTCTAATTCTATTTATTCTGCTTTTCTCTACAAAACAATTCTGAACTGTTTTAGGTACGTTTCTACGCTGAATCATTACGCTAGTTCCACCTGAAAAATCACGCTCAACAGTAGAAAAGTTTAATGTGTCAGATTCAGCAGAATATTGAATTGCGCCTATGTACTCCTTAATTCCAACAACGCAAGCGCCTAGTGATATAGAGTCAAGTCCGGATAAAGTTATGGTAATAACTATATTTGAATAAGGTGGAATATCTAATAATAATAGACTCGGCTTTGTATGAAATGGAAGATAGAAATAATCATACCAATTATTGACATGTCTATTGCTTAAATTTTCTGTATAACTATATACAGTTGCACCTGACGACGTTGCCGTAATAGTAACTGAATTAGCGACAATGGCTAATAATGCTAAAGAGTCAATTCGTTGCCCTGGGGATAGTGTAAAGGCAATGGATGTTGGCGCAGTAGATTGAGTATTTCTCAATAAATCAAACATAGCCCATTTATTTGTTGGGCCTATTTCTAGCCACCATGTCGTATCTGTTAAGGCATGACCTATATTTGTATTTGCCAAAGATTCATATATTAAATGGTTTGTTGCATCAATGACTCTATCTGATATAGCATAAGTAGTTCCACCGGCATAAGTTTGATAGGTTGTCCCTATATTAACCCACCAATCAGTGTCGCTTGTTAAATGATTAGTGTTGCTGTTTTGCAATGACTTATAGACAGTCATTAAACCATTTGCCCCTGCAATGCTTGCGGTATCATTGAGCGCATACGTTGTGCCAGAGTCCCATGCCGATGGTGCAGTCTCAACGACTGTTGAGCTGGTTAGCATTGAATCTGTAATAGTTAATGGCGGTATTACGTGCATAATGAATTAATTACTTGAATATATCTATTATATATGTTATTACGCAGGAGTTGTTAAAACGCTTTGCCCATCGCGAGTTACGTTAATTAATATATCTGCCATTCTTTTGTTTGTTCTGGCTATTTCCGCATTAGATATTTGCAATTTTGATACCTCATTTCGCAAGAAACGTATTTCAGCATTCAATTCTTTATTATCTGACTGTCTTGGTTCTGATAACCTCATCATTAATTCTTTGTTATCAGCAGCCGGTAAAATGCGTTCTCCTTTATGGATATTAGCTAACATATCATTAGGAACTTCATTGATACCAACGGCAAAACCTGGAATGTTTGCCGCCGCTGCCGCTGAGGTTATATTTGCATTTGTCCAAGGTTCATAGCCTTGACTCCATTTACTGCTAGTGCGCTGTAGTAGATATTGAAATGATCCTACATAATTATCCCATGCCCACGCATTTGCAGACCATGCAGACCTACTTGCCTCCCATGCTGCTGAATTTTTAGACATGAATCCTGATAGCTGAGATGCCAAATCAGCAATAGCAACCCTAACCTGCATAACTGCACCTGTAGTAGTCATGGTAGATGTTGTTTGTAATTGGGCAGCATCAATGATAGCTTGAGCCGTATTTGCTTGTGATGATGCGGTTTGTTGAGCAAGAGCTAGTTGCGCAGATGATGCAGCATTGCCAGCGGCGATAAAAGCTTGCATTGCGTCACTGACGCTACCAGTCGCAGTAGTGTTGGTCTGAATAGCATAGGTTTGCGCTAATGTTGCAGCGTCCAATTTGACCGTAAAGTTTTCCATTGCTACCGGTACAGTTAGCATAGATGTATTCACATTGCGTAATACATCAACTTGTAATTGCGCTTGCACTAAGATTTGTTCAAGAACAGTCAGTGCTTGTTGTGCTTCGCTTACTTGGTCATCAGCATATTGCGATAATTGCGAAATGGTTGATGATACTCTGGCTTGCGCTCTTGAATAATCAGCAAAAGATGAATATAACTGTTCAGCAGGTTTTGATACTTCTGTTAAAGCATCTTCAAGCCCTGCAAAGTTGGCAAGCGAACCACCGCCTTTAGCAAACTCTAAAGCCGATTGTATAATCGCTTGTGATTGCGCCCTAGTTTGCAGAGTTACATTTTGTGTTGCTCCGGTTGTAATGCCTAAAGCAGCATGCAATTTATCTGCTATATTGGTTAATGAGTTGAGTAAATCTTGCTGTTCTTGAATTTGAGCATTAACAACTTTTTGAAGCTGATTAAAGGCAACGTCAAGCGCGTTATTCGCTTCTGTGACTGATTTTTGTATTGCAGCATTGAGATCAGCTTGAGCTTTTGCATAATCTTGAGCTGCATAAATCGCCAGTTGTGTAGTACGTAGACTTTCATCCATAGCCGCCAATTCTTCCTGACGCTTTCTTACTAAGGCTTCGGCTGTTTTTCCTTGCGCTTCTAATAATTGTATTTCTAGGCTATGCCTGTTTTTTACTAATTGTGCCGCTTTAGCCGCTGTTTCATCAGCTAATTGTTGTGCTTTAGCGTTAGCATCTTCCAATCCAGAATAATATTTATCTGCCGTGTCGCTCAATTTTAGCAGCATGTTATAGCGTTCTTGATCTTGTTTATTTGTTAAATCAAGACCGTCAGCAAGCTTTTTATAGCCTTCTCTAGTCGCAGGCAGGAATATATTTAAGCGATTGAATTGTGATGATAATTGATCATATAATTTTGATTGCTTTTCAGCATCAGAAAAGAATTTATCAAAGAATGACTCAAATTGTTGCTGAAAGTCTTTTAATCCGCCCGCCGCAGTCACTAAAGCATCAGCCACGGCAATCGCATTATTGCCTAATGATAATCCTGACATAGCAACAGCATCTTTAACTACAGCAACCTCTGCCACAATGCGAACGGCAGTCTCCAGCATCCCCTCGCCTAATTGCTGGTATTGCGCTAATACATCACCAAAAACAGACACAGACATAGTATCAAGTGCTGCGCTCACTACGCCGTTCAATTTCTTAGCGGCATCTTCACCATTCAATCCCTTTAAATCAACAGACAAAGCAGGGATAATGTAGTTTCTAACGCGAGCAGACAGTCCCATGCCTAAATTATCAGCCAGCCCAAGCATGGTTTTACCCATGCTACTAAATACATCATTAAGGGCTTTTTGAGTGGATTGATCTAGTGCGGCATATTGAGTGCTGTATGATGTTTTAGTTTTGCTAAACAAACCGCCTTTTCTGACTGTTTCAATGGTTGCGAATTGTTGAGCAGATAAATCACCACCACTCATAATGCTATTAAGTGATGTGGCACCTGTTTGTATGCCTTGAGCCGTTACAGTGCTGGTTGTCTTGCCGCCGAATAGGAAGCCAAGCACTTTATTGGCAATAGGGTCAAACTTAGCCAGCCCACCACTACCAAGCATTGCACCTATTTGAATAGCACCACCAATACCACCTATAGAGTTCTTTGCTGCCTGAGTATTAACCGTAGTCAATCCACCCGCTTGAAATAGCCGAGTAATAACATCATTAATGCCGGTATGTAGATTAGATATTCCTCTATCAATGCTTTGCAATGTGGCATATTCTGACGCATGAATATCTTTTAATAGCTGATAGGTTTTGCTTACTGATTCTGATTTAGCAGATGAATCACCTAATACTGTGCCGGTATCTGATGAGTATTCAGGCGGTTTGCTACTTCCGCCACTACCGCCAAAAGCACCATACCCAAGACCAGCCATTAAAGCGCCCATAGCCGCAACGCCAGCAAAGCCAAACCATCCAGATTGCTCAAAAAACTTAGCTGCGCCAGCAACCAAGCTTTTTCCGGTTGCCATAACAGACATAGCCATTTCTTTTGCTTGCATAGCCATTTGAGCAACGGCTAATGTTGTTTCAAGTGCGTGTAATGCTTTAGCTGCGCTTGATTTTTCATCAAACATCTTTGCAGCAGCCCCAACCATTTGCCTAGAACCGGCTAATTCTTTTGTCACTCTATCTTGGTTAAGCCGCATAGCTTCTTTTTCATACTTTTCAGTATTTCTTGCTTTTAGCTTAACGTCATTAATATATTGCTCAGTAATACCTTTGCTTGCATCTGGTTGAAATGATGCGTTTTCGGCTTGTTTTTGATTAAGCTTAATCATGGCATTGGTATTATCTTCTAAAGATTTAACCATGTTATCAAATGCGCCAGCCATAGCAGAAATGCCGCCTAAAGCACCATCAAATACAGATGATGATATATCGCCTAAGCCGGTTAGCTTGTCTTTTGTTTGATCTAATGTTGAATTATATGATTCCAGAGATTTTCTGGTTTCATCGATTTTCTTTTGTTTTTCTTGCTCTTTAGTGACTTCATCGAACTTATTCAATAATGGGCCAAGTTCTTCTCTTTTTACGCCACTAGCTAATAATTTTGCGGCATAAGCATCACGCGCAGATAGAGTTAATTGATTGTATTGTTCAATTAAGCTATCCATAGCTGATTTTTGAGCGTCTTGCCCCTTTTTGACTGAGTTTTGAAAATCTAATTCATCCGCTTGTTGTAATAAATATAACTTCTTTGATTCACTAAGATGCTGCAAAGAACCATTAATCATGTCATATTCTAAAGACGCTGATTTTGATGAATCTCCACGCAATGCAATTTCTTTTTGCATGTTATATAATGAACTTTGATACAAATCATCTAATCGTTTAGCTTGATTTTCTGCGTCTTGTATTACTTTTTTTGCAGCCGATTCTGATTCTCTTTTTATTTGTTCGTTTTTCTCATGAACCGCTTTAGCTTGCTCTTGCTCATCCTTTATTACAATTTCAGTGTACCAATCTTCGGCATCAGCCATCATGCCCATGTTTTTTTCTTTATCTTTTAAAGCTTGTTCATCGGCTGCTTTATTAGCTTCTGTAGCTGGTTTTGGTGGTACGTAGTCAGGCCCACGCATACCTCTACCTTTTATTTCTTCGGCTTTATTGTAGTAATCAACAACAACCTTTAACTTTGCCGTTATTTCGTCCAAAGTACCAGACACAGCATCAAGAACAGGCGATACAGTGCCGTTTACAGGTTGCTCAAGTACTTTCATTAACTCAGTCCATGAGTTCTTTATATCGGTATATTTAGCACTTAGATTGTCACCAGCAGCGGCAGCAGCACCTTCATAGTTAGCAAATGCTTTTGGCAATATTTCGCCAAACATTTGCGAAGTAACGCCACCAGCAGAGACTACCTTTTTAAAGTCGCCTATCGCACTTTCTCCGGTATAACCAGCAGCATTAGCAATCTTTAGCATTAAGCCTGGGATAGGGTCAGTAACCTGCTTCATTTCCTCCCATTGTAGAGTCCCTTGGCTTAACGCTTGCGTCATACCAACCATAGACATTTTTAAGTCATTAGCAGATGCGCCTGTTTTACTTTGTGCGTTACTTAGCCCCTCTAAAATGTTTTTCGCTTGCTCCCGCGTGATAACCCCTGTTTGTTCAATAACTAATAAACGAGCAAATGAATCTGACATATCAAGAACATTTTTATGATGTTCTTTTGATACTGATGATAGATACGCTTCCGTAGCTGCATAATCTTGAGCCGATGAAGTTAAACCTCTCAATCTCATTTCAAGATTTTGCACTTGCTCAACCGTATCAAGCATTAGTTTTCCAATACCAATGGCAGCACCAATACTGGCATAACGCAAAGCTAACGTGCTTAATGATGACGTTAATTTATTGACTTTTGGTTCAGCTAATTCAGCTTCTTTTTCTATTCCAGCAATTAAAGCTAATCTACCTGATTGAGACATGCCACTAGAAATATTGCCCTTTATTTGCGAACCAAATGAAGTTGGTGCAACGCCAGATGACATTTTTTGAGCAAACGATTGTTGATCTTTGAATAAATTTTCATACATTAACTTCCTTGAATTGTATGAAGCTTTTGTAGCGAACTCTTCCTGATCTAATCTTTGTTTTTCCATTCTCAATAAATGAGCATTTCCTTCTGCTACATCATTTACATATTTTTTGTAATTTGCTGTTTTTTGATCGAGAATTTGTTTGTCAATTTGAGCATTAGCTTTTAACGCTTCGGTATGATCTTTATTCTTTTGTATTAATTTGTTTATTAAAGCTATTTCTTCATTTGCATAGCCTTGAACCTGCATTTTTCTAGCATTGTAGACAGATGAAGATTCAGTGAGCTTAGAAATGTACAGCTCCATTGACAGAGCGGCATTTTTATTAGCTTTTACAGAATCTTCGCTTGTTCTGTTTAACTCTCTTGTGGCCGTTTGTGCTTTTTGAGCAGATACAGTAAGGTTATCTAGGTGGATTTTAGACTCTACTACACCACTGGTTTTGATTTCTATGCCAAGTTGAGCTAGTGTAGTAGACATCTATTTCTTATCCCGTTTCTGTTTCTCAGCCTGATGGTTAAGATATACAATATCTAACCGTTTAATAATCTTTACGTCCATTGTCGTTACGCCAGAATCCGTGAGGTTATTCCATGCTTGTATTTCACTATAACTGATCGGATTTGAGCCAAACCCGCTTGAAGTTCTAGCGTTATGCAGTTGTATGAAATAACCCCAAACAAGCTCCATTCCCTCTGGTAGCTTGATTTTTTCAAATTCTTCCTGATCTGGATGTTTAAATCCGTTTTGTTTCTCAAACATCTCAAAGTGAGCGGCTCGTGATGAGCCGTCACCTTGATCTGAGTTTAATTCAAAATTGTTTTTGGCAAATAAAACGAGTTGTTCTATTTGCCATTCTTGAAATTTAAAATATTCTCACTCGCAGCTTTTACTTGATCTGCCAATGATTTGTTATTAATCAACGCTTGTACGGCTAAAGCATGAGAATATTCTTCGGCAATGCCAGACCAGCCTACGATGCAAGCCGCCAAGTTTTCGAAGTTATCTTCGATAATTTCTTCAATATCTTCTAAAGGAATTTCTTTGCCTTTCTTTTTCAGAAATTCTTCTTGTTGACGTTTTCTGTTAATTTTGGCAAAGATAGCTTTTTTAACTTGTGGCGATTGGTCGCCTACAACTTGGATTCTCCAAGGTGTTTCTTCGCCGTTTTCGTCTAAATATGGAAATTCAAAAGCATTACTACACTTAGCTGAGGCATTAAAATCTGCGAGAGATAAGACGGGTTTTGATGTTTCGTTTGACATAAAGTTATTATTTTCTCTTGTTGTTGGTAAGGCAAAATGTTTGGCAGCTAAAATATAACTGCCAAACGTATTTAGTTAAAAATCAAATATGATTCCATCTGTTATTATTTTTTATTCTTGATACGTTTGATTGTGTTATTCCATAATCACTAGCAATTTCTTCCTGTTTTCGATTGTCACTTCTTATTGCCATAACAATTTCATCTGTAACTTTTGCTTGATTTCCTTTTCTTTCCCCGTATGCGTGTCTATCTTTCATAACCATATCCTCCATGTTTTCTTTATGCGTTCCTAAAAACAAATGATTAGGATTTATGCATGACGGGTTATCGCACTTATGACAAACATCAATACCGTATGGTATTTTTCCAATATTTGCCTCATAAGATGATCTATGAGCAAGCATTACTTTGTTGTTTATACTTATTCTTCCGTAACCAGTATTTGTTAGTGGACTCATCCATATTTGACAGCCACTTTCAGTAATTCTTTCTGATAAGCTTTCTAGCCTATCTTTTATATTCATATGCCCAGTATAAATAACGTTTCCATAAAAATTTCCTTTCTTTAACTCTGCTGTGTAATGAGATTTGCATAATCCTCTTGCATGAATTTTCTTATCACACTTTGCACATTTCTTTATATCTGTTATACTGTTTTTAGTCATTGTAACTCCGACAAGTTATATTGATTAGAAATCCCTATTATATATCAGTATAATAGGGATTTTGTTTATTATTTTAAATTAAGCAAAAGCGGAATCATAAACAGTAAATGTTGTCTGCTGTGATGATGTTCCAGCACCTCCACTGCTATTTAATAGCGCGGTAAATGGCATTGTCATTGTTAATGACTTAACCCCATCATCCTTTGCTGCACCTCCGAATTTCAATCTAGGAATAACAAATGATTGATATCCAGCCGCAGCACTATTTGAGTCTGTAAATACACCAACTAAAGAAGATTCAGTTTCATTGTCAAATAAATCTCTAAGTGTTGCATCTTGGAAAAGTACAGTTGCGTTACCTGATACTTTATAAATACCAGCAGTTACGTCAGGAGATACGTTAGAACCTACGACAGCGCCAACAGCGGTTGATCCGTTATCAACGCTAAAATCTAAGCCTGTAACAGTTGCAACCTTAGTACCGCCAACATAAAGCGCACCATTAACAGCAGCTAAAATTCCGGTGCTGGTTACGGCGGTTGGAGTAGTGAAATAGGCTGATGTACTGGTGTCCATATCCAGACCGATAACGCTAAAGTCAACGGTAGACATGCCGGTAGGAGGAAGTTTTACATCCATTTTGGTAAACACGCAGTCGGTAAACTGTTCTGACTGGGTAATGTCAGAGTAAGCGTGTTCAATCGTCCAGTAGTCTTTGGTATGGGCCGTTAAAGGGATAGATATAAATTTAGATGATGCGGCTGTCACACTATCGCCAGACGCTTTAGATACGATGGCAGTACCATCTAACGTGGTTACTGTCATAACTGTGGAAGTCAATGCAGTAATCAACATATTTTTAGTGTTGTTGCCAGTTGCAACTGTCCATCCAGTCCAACGGACCACCATGCCTACTTTAAAGCCCAGTGTCAGCCAGTTAGCACCTACAGTCGTGAATGTTCCGGCTGTCCCGGTAGTTGTTGCCGCTGTAACGTCAGTCAATGCGCCAGATGAAACCGCAGTAGATGCAGCAGCACCTAAAGTTGATTCCATGAAAGATTGATATGTGCCGGTGCTTAGTTCGCCTGAAATAGTTCCGCCAACCTTACGCAAGCCGTGACGAAAGTCAGCAACTTGACGATCTGGCCTAATTTCAGCCGATTCATAAGTGTCTTTGGTTAATTCGATGTTAGACGATGTACGTCTGTAATATTGAGCAGAATCGGCAGTTGCTTTAGTGCCGAGTGCTGATTGTTTTTTTGCTACTAAAAGTTTTGAAATCCCGGAAGCAATAGCCACGATAAATAACCCCTATAGGTTTTATTCAAGGCGGCAATTACTAATCGAGGCATGGTGACGAGGATTAGAGCGAGCTTGATGTGATGTTTATTAATTAAATTTAGTCTTTTTTTACTTCTAGCAACCATTTTTCCCACGCGCTAATAATGCCTTTTGCGGCACGTATTAATGATTCATGTAGGGCAATGGTTGCTTTGTTCATATTGTCAAGCATTATATATCTATTATATTAATTTTGCAAGTATGTCAAGTATTAAGGAAATATATCAGCCCAATATCTAACTTTTATACATTTCTTATAAAAATTACCATCGGGACCATAATCAACAACGCTAGGCGTAGCTTCAACTCTTGCCGTTATGTCGGTATTGGTAAATGACGCTCCACGCTTAAAGGTATTTTTAATTAGTTCTACGCGAGTATCAATAGCCGCTGTACCTTTTTGCAATGGATACATCAAATCTATTTGAAAATAACTATGTATTCTATAGAAATCATCGCCCATCGTTGGGTTTTCAGCGTCAAACGTTGGGAACCATACTTGCTGCCAAGGGGTATTTGCCGAAGGCTGAGTAAATGGTATGTTTTGCCATGCGGTTAATGTGAACCCGCCGCCAGTGCCGGAAACAGTTACAGTTTTAGGAATGGTAAACGTACTTGTGCCTGTTACCGTCACAACATAACTACCATCTATCGCTGGTGTTGATCCTGTATGACCTATAATATTTACTTTCATGCCAGACGTTAAACCATGCGGCGAAGTTGTCGTAATAACGGTGCTAGTGGCTATAGATGATGACGCAATAGCGTTCATTCCATCCAAACCATTAATAGCTGTTTCAATAGCCCGTCTTATATAGAGTTCGCTCATAATGATTTAGTCACAATACTGTCAAATTTTAACGATGTTTTTTCTACCCATCCCTCTGGAACTTGCCCAGAGTGACCGTTTTCAAGGGCTTGAGCATAATGGGCATTATTTACTATGTAATAGGTATGTCCTGCTGCTTTTTTAGGGATCTTTGCGCCTATTCTCACAATAGCATTTGCCCTATCTTTATCTTCGCCTTGTATTTCATTAGTCGGCGCACTATCAACACCTAACTGCCAATTCAGCAAAAAATGACCTGGAGTATATCCTGGTGGAGCAGGTCTTGACCATGAGTCAGGGTCGCCAATAGGGCTTATTTCTGTTAATTCAAACGCAGTATTTGCCACAACACGAGAAACAACCTTATCAGCATCGTCTAGTGTTTGTTTAACAAAATTGGCAATGTCTACTGAGAAGTTATATTGAGACATTACTAAATTTCTTTCAATTCAAATTTCTTTCTAATTGTATTAACTTTATCCATGTCTACATCATAATCTTGAAATTCTTCAATAATAACCATTGTTGGGAGTTCACTTGAATTTAACTTCAAAGTTAACTCAACAATATGCCGCCCCTCAAGACCTAGCATTTTTAATATTTCAAATTGAAAATCAAGCATGTTTTTTGTTTGTTTTTGACTATTCATTTATCTATCCTATAGAAATATTACACTCAATCAAAACAACAGTACCCGCAGGAGCTAATGTCTTGACCATTTTAATTAGATATATAGCGCCATTAGCATCTGTAACGTAGTCATTAACTTCTGGAACTGTAATTCCTGTAGGCGATAAAAACAGTTGCTTATCACCAGCGACAATGGAAGTAGCCGGTATCATTGACTTACCATAACTAGGCGTTGAGCCTAGTTGCCCCCATTCAAATATAGCGCCTTTTGCTGTTTCTGTGCTGGTTGTGTCGGTTGCTGTTCCGGTAGCTGGATCGTATGCACCAATACTATGATGCGTAAGCGTTAAATCTTGCCCATATTTGGCAAGCATACGCTCAACAGTTGCTTTTACTCTGGCATAGTTAAAGGTAGCCATTAATAAGCCTCAATCAATCTTTGGGCTATACATTGAATAGAATAAGCTTCAAATTCTCTGCTAGGTTCACACTCACCTATATTTTCTTTAATCTCTTGCCATATATGAACGGCTTCATGTATTAATAATCCGCATATTTCATTAGGGGTAACTCCGTTTTCTTCATTCTTTTGTTTATCAACACAGACTAATGAAATATATTTACCGTCATTCTCAAAATGATGGACACTTGCATGTGACCACTCATTAAGAATGAAACTAGGTCTATCTTTTTTAGCTATTCCTAATCTTTTTAACTCTTTATTAAATACTTTTTCACTTGTGCATAAAGCATAATAAATTGGCGATAGGATTAATGATCTATCGCAATATTCTAATTGCTTTTTGTCTTTTTTATCTTTCTTACTCATTACGCCCTTTGCACAGTGCTAACTAAAGAATTCATTCCGCCATCTTTTAAATAAATAGACAACATAGCATCAATAGATTTATAAAGTGGCGTATCTGGACTACGACTATCATATTTAGTGGTAATTGGCCCGATTGTTTCTTCTGTTACCAAGTCTGATACATCTGGAAATAGACCATCTGTATAGGTTGTTGATCTTAATGCTAATTCAGCACAAGCCCGTTGCACTTCTACAGGTACAATATCAGTATCAACATAAGACTGATTAGCGACTCTTATAGGTCTAATATAAACATTTTCTCTGGGCCAATCTAAAGCTTGTGTGCTTGTATATCTATATCCATCCCAATATGCAGAGTATCGTTGCAACATGAAATCTGTTGCTTTTCGTAACGCTTGTTCTTTTTGGGCGGTAGTTAATGCCGCCCAAGTTGTATTGCCACGATTAGAAAAATAAGTGTCGGCATCTGCTACACTTATGTATGATTCTGCTGTACTAAGGCCGGTTCCATCTTCGGTAATTAATGACATTACAGAACCCCTGTATAAATAAACCAATATCCAGCAAATGTAGTTGGTTGCATAATATTATGGGATGTGCTTCCACCTGTTGCGGTTGTTACGTATGAACTAGACCCTGTATCTAAACCTTGATAATTAGAGAATGCGTCGTTAATGTCATAGTCATTGCGTACATAACCTTGTATTGCATGGCTATGTGCCGCCATTTCTGATACAGTTAACGCATGGTTTTCTTCACCTACTACAGCACCTATAGCCCGATTTGTATAAGTAACAGTTAAAGTATGGGTACCTGTACCTTGTCCTGTTATATCAATCGCTGTACCAGCAATCGCATTTGCACGAGTTGTAGCCAACATAATTAATGTCGCGGATTCTCTGATTGCATAGTACGTAGTACCTGCCGTAAGACCAGCCGGGGCGGTACCTGTTGTGCTGAGAACTACTGCCGTTCCTGTATAAATACTATCATTAGAGGGCACAGTAATATCATTGGCTGCAACTATAACTGCGGTATTAGCAAAGCTTATTGCAAAAGCACCTTGTCCTGCGCCGCCAGGAACACGACCACGCATATCTGGCAGATTAAATGTTGTTGTGCCATTCCCAACGCCGTATGTAGTGCTTATCTCCGTAAAAAGAGCAGAATATATAGATCGGCTTATGTCTTGCCCATTACATAACAGAAGTCCATTTGTTTCTGACGAGCCAGCTTTATAAACAAGCTCGCCTATGTCTCTAACGGCATGTAATTTATTATCACTAACATGAATTCTTGCCATATTATTTCTTCTTCGCTTTATCTTTGGCTTTTTTAGCAATACTAAGTGCTATTGCCACGGCTTGCTTTTGTTCCATCTTGGGATGCTTTTTCATTTCCATTGATATGTTTTTGCTAATGCTTTTTTTACTATATCCTTTGATTAACGGCATAGTATTACCTCTATGAATTTTGTTAGATTCTATTAAACTTAATGACATTAAACTTTACGACCTCTAATACCTATAGTTTGAGATACTAGAGACGAAAAGTTATCATTTAATCTTGCTATAAACCTATCTCCATCGCTAAGCTTAATAGGCATTCCATATTCAGCTGTGACATTAAAATCGACTGTTAGCGTTTGAGATAGCCCGGCAAAAGAAGTTAGTTTTGAATCTGGCGTAACAGATAGCCATTCATAATTTTGCTTAAATCCAATTCCACTTAATAAAGGAATTTCAGATAATCCATTAGGTTTAACAAAAAATTTAATTCCATTAGTTAACCCTCCTGTTATTGCGCCATAATCAGTTTGATTGAAATTAGCATTATCTGATATTGATATTAATAATGTTTGCAGATAATAATTTGTTGTAGCTTGATAATAAAAATCAATTGGAGATGATGAATAATCGCCATTAAGATTATAAGTTCCTTTTCCGTCACCTGATGCTGTTAAAAAGAACTGTACTGGCAATCCTATTACTGATGGAACAGAACAAGGATTACCCTCTGTGTCATGGTTGTTCTTTTCATTAATAGATATGATTGCCATTTAGGTATTAACTAATTGAGCATCAATCCAAATATCTGCACTTCCGATTGTTTTTGTTGGACCTGTTGATGAATTGCATATCACAATACCATTATTAAATGGACGGCCATGAATACCAAAATCAATGCTAAAATTAGATGACGCACCTACAGATATAATTACTACAGGTGCTGCGCCATCATCAGGCAAAGTAGCAGAATCATGTATTTGTATAAACTGAGCAGATGCTTTTGAATTGTATCCGCTCAATCCATACAAAGTTGATTCTCTATCCGCAATAATCAAACTAGCAGCATAGGCTGTAGTTGTTTTATTTTGCATAGACATTTAATAAATACCTATCTAATGCGTTTAGCGCGTAAAGTGCCGTAAACGCCAACTGTACCAGCGGAGAACGTATCGGCCGCTACCAGATAAACGGTAGTTGTTGCCGTAATGCTCAACGATACAGGAGGAATTGCAGTGCTATATCCACCAGTTAAAGTGGTTCCAAATGTAGCGGTTTGGCTAATGCCAGCATCAGTACCCAGTCCGGAACCACCAGCTTGAGATGGCATGGTGGCAGAAGTTAATGAAATTCCAGCGCCGTATATAGTTGCAGTTGTACCAGTTAATACTCTATCGACTACACCTGACAATTCCCAGTCGCCAGCTTCTAAACTCAAGCTTGTTACATTCAACGGTGTTGCTGTTGTTTCAGAAACTGCCGAAGCTACTGCTACAGTTGATGTTTTTACTTGATCAATTTGCGCTGTATAAGTTGACTCTGCATAAGTCAATGAACCTGTTAAGCAAGTAATTTTAATTCTTACTTCTTGTTGATATTGACCAAATACGCTAGTTGTACTAGCTGCCATAGAAGAAGATGAAAGTAATGTGCTATATCCATCCCATACTTCAACTAATGCGGTACTAGCTGCGGCAGTTGTTACGACAAATTTATTGCCTACCTGAATAACATCAGTATAAGTTTCTTTTGCTACTAATGAAGCCATTATTTATCTCCTAAAGTGTTAATTACGGGTTCTTTAACTTCTGGCTCTTTAGGAGCTTTTGGTTCTTTTGGTTCTCTTCTTTGCTTTTCTTCTACTTTACCTTCTACATATAATTCATGTATTTCATGATTAAAGTTTTCTTCTTCAATAATTACAAAATCACCTTGTGACGGATGACTTGGTTTAATTCTTAAAACTGCCATTATTATTCCTATTTAATAAATTAAGTGACTGCCCAATGAAGGGCAGTCTATTAAAAACATAAATGACAAATAGATTAAGCGCCGATCAAAAGACCAAGGAACTCCGGCTTAATTACCTTGTAGCCCCAAGCCAAGTTGATCTCATAACGCACTTGACGTTTTTGCTTATAAACAATAAATTCATAAGTAATACCTGATACTGGATCAGTAATCAGCATCATATCGTCAGCATTGTCGCCACCTTCCGGCATTGCTGGAGCGCGAGTAGCCAATTGAATAGCTGAACGATGGAAGAACATATTACGAGTAGTGGCGGCAACAACAGTAATTGCTACGGCAGAAGCAGGTAATGCTTGACGCAAACCTGGAGCCGCTAAAGTAATGGTGCCACCGCCTGATACATCAGCATCACCGGAAGCAACAATATACTGGTTAGTGTCGTTAGCAAAAGTGATAATATCGCCAGCGATAATAGTACCAGTACCAGCAGATGCTAAGGTAATAACAGTTGAACCGATTGCATAGCCAGTTGTATCAGTTGTCGCGCTTGCACCAGTACCCACTGTAACAGCAGTTTTAACCTGAGCTGATTGATGCAGATCAAAGCCCATAACAGGCGCAGCAGTAATACTTCCTCTACGCAACAATTCTTCTGCTGCATTTCCGCCAGTGTTTAACTGGAACAAGGTAGATTGTTTGCCACGCAAACGATTGACAGATGCAGAGCCTAATACCATGTGCAGATCAGTAGAAGGTGCGCCGTTTTCTTCCAGAATTTTCAAAGAGTTTGAAAAATCAGACAAATCAGATGCGGTATTAAATGGTGTTCCAGTTGCGGTACCGTAAGCGCGTGATGCGTAAATATGCTGTGCGGCTAAATCAGTCTCAATCTCATTAGACAATGTACGCAATGCTTGCTCAATACGTTGCTGATTGATTGAGCCTAATGTACCAGCATTTTGCAAGCCTTTAGTTTCTTCGCCAGTAATACCGAATGGAACAGATCGAGATTTGGTAATCTCCATGCTCACATTGTTAATGTTTTGACTTGGCGCAGTCGCTGCTACGTTGGTCACTGTTAAGTCTTCCGCAGCCATCGCGCCAACAACCGGCGATCTTACTACCTCGCCAATAGCTGCGCGCTCTGCGGTGCTATCTCTAGCTACAGCAGGGATAAAGCCGACACGCTCACGCGCAACGGTATCCATTGCATTATAAATATCAGGTAAAAGATCGGTGAGGGTTAAAATAGCCATTATTTATATTTCCTATATTAAAAAAATTACTTATCAACAACCCTAATCGCCCTGTCTCGCATAATTTTTGCTTGTTGAGCGGTCGATAAGGTCATAAAGTGCGCCCTAGACATTGTTTTACCGCCGCCTGAGCCTTGTGTTTGTGTTGCACCTGTACCGCCTAAAGAAGCAGCAAACCAGTGCGGTTTTGTATCTTTTAAAGCATCAGAATTAGCCCACTCTCTAGGGCTAAACGGTGTTTTTCCGTCTTTGCCGATCACAACAGCGCCATCTTCGTCATACATGACGGCATTGCCATTGTCGTCCAGCTTAAACATGCTCATAGCCACTAGAACTGCGTCATCGTTAGCCATAGCATGAAAAACACCATTAATGCCTGAGCGAATTTGCTCTTGCAGGGCTTTTTCCTTTAAGTTTGCAACTTTGCTATTGATTGCTTCTAATTCAGCATCTTTTAAAGCCAGTTGCTTTTTCCATTCAGCATCGCGAAGCTCTAGCTTTTTATTTGCCAGTTCCTCTTGCTTTCCTTCAAGAATCATGCGCTCTTCTTCTGCTTTTGCGGCTTTTTCCTTTAGAGCTTTGTATTCTTCTAGATCAACTTCCTTTAACCTGTCTTCCATTTCTTGCAGTTGTTTTCTGCGTTTCTCATTTTCCTTATTGAGTTGAGTTACTCTATCTTTCCATCCTGGGTCTGGAAGCTCACCATCAACATTTAAGAAATACTTCCCATCTCGTTCGGTATATTCTGTTTTTAGGTGTTCAGGTACTGCATCTAGGTTTTCAAGTTCTAATGCTAAAGCCATGTTTTAACCCTCACGGTTATTAATTTATTTAATAGACACATCTCGCGCTATTTTCTGAGCACAATATAACATATAAAACAATATGTTATTTATTGGACGGATTGTATTGATTATATATAACCAAAAAAGCTTGCTTTTTGGTTATATATGTGCTAAATTGATTTTGTGAATTTTATTAATTAAATAAATTGGAATTAAAAATAATGAGTAAAGAATTAAAAGTAATTAGTGATTATGTTGAAGAGCTTTCACAAGAATAAATATTCAGCAAATTAAACAAAAGAGACATTGAAGCTTTATTAAAACTTGCTTTCGCTCAAATTAAGCGCGATGCTTCAATCGGAAAAGACGTTCGCATTAACAACTTCGGCACATTCAAGCTAAAAACTCGCGCAGCTCGCAACGGTCGTAATCCACAAACAGGTGAAACAATTGAAATTGCTGAAAAGCAGGTTATTTCTTTTAAGGCTAGTAAGACAGGTAAATAAGCATGACAAACAAAACATCAGAACAAAAGAAAAAAGAAGAAGAACGCAAACGCAGGGAACAAAATAATCAATTAAATAATTCATTCGTATATGGCGATACTGGATATTTAAGCGAATCATCGTCTTGCGATACCAGTTCATCAAGTTACGGCGGTTCTTGTGGGTTTGATTAGGTAGTATTAAACAAAATAACCTAAGCATGTTGTAAAACTGCTAAAATAGGATAATTAAAAATGAGTAAAAAATACGTAGAAATAACAGTAGATACAAATGACGGCGATTATGTAACAGAAAGATATTCGTTGCTTGATGGCGAATTAGAAAAATATAGAAAAATAGCCAGTGCGTTGAAAATAAAACATGGAAGATGGCCTAAAGGACAAATGGCTGGTAAAAATGATAATCCAAGCTTGATTTATAACGGATTATTAACTAATGAAGAAATAGAATGGTTTAATGAATCAACTCAATATCCTGAATATGGATTCCATTCCATTGAGTCAATTAAAATTTTAACGATTGTTGACGAAGAAATAATTTATTAAACTGAGCAATAACAGTAAATATTGGCGAAGCTGTGACGATATGGGAATATCTAAGGACAGCACCTAATTTTAACAACAGCAAAGGTTGACAAAATGAAAGAGCCATTAATACATAGCCATATAACAGATGGATTACCAAGTAATCATAAATTAGCAAATGAATTTATTTATTGTAAAATTTGCAATTCAATGTTACATGCCGATAATAACGAATGTATGCAAACATGGATTGAGTCAGGAACTGGCAACTATTGCCTAAAGTGCTTTTCAAGATCAAAAGGGGCTGTTCTTGAAATTTCAGATGCGATTGAATAAGAATACACAATAACCGTCGCCATTAGCGGTTTATCTAGTAGCAACATAAATAACCATTAACATGCCTGCTGGAAGCTGGTGGGAACGCGTCTTGTTAGTGGTTATCTATGTTGGTGTGCGTCGATATTGGTAAAGGCGACCCGAAACAGGTAATGCTGTGTGGATATGGTATAAAGCCAATTAGTGAAGGTTCGATTCCTTCCGCCAACTTCAATTTAATGAGGATAATATGAATATAGAAGAACTGAAAGAAGAAAAGTTACTACTTGAAAACAATATAAGATCATTGGTAAATTCGTTTATTAATAAAACTGACTTGCCTATTTATTCTGTAAATATTGATATGATTGATTGTTCATTAGTTGGTAAAAGAATACCTAATTATATGGTAGATAAAGTTAGAGTTATGGTTAATTTGTGACAAATAATATTTTAAAAAATTCTCCAAAAAAGCAATCTTCAATATCAACAAAACAAGTACCACAATCACCTCCATACGTGAAAATAGGTCGTATTTTTAGAACACATTTCTACGGAAGATTTGCAGAAGAGTTTTATACTGACTATAACTATAGTAGAAAATATTATCTTCTTGACGATATAAGCTCAAAAACAAAAATAATTAATACTTATAAATCAGTATTAATATTTTCAAACGGAGAATGGCTTGTTGATAGCGACAAAATAAAAAAATCATTTTACGATGAAAAAGAAAAATATGAATTATATATTAAGCAAAAAGAACATGAATATAATAAACTTGATGAAATAAAAAATACATTAATTAATAAATGTAAAGAAAATTTATTAAATAGGTTTAAATAACATGACAGACTTTGAAAGAACAAAACAGTTTTTAGATTCATTGGTCATTGAATATGTTGATTCATTTAATAAATCAATAACATTTGTTAGCAACGAAATATATACAACTTTTTTATTTGATGATGAAGGAAATTTTTTAAACTTTTATTCATCATAATAATTTATGAATCAGGAAAGTTTTTAAGTGTTGGAGCTTGGGAATGATAGAATACCAATATGAAATAGATGTAACATTAAATCCAATGTCATGCTTGCCATGTTATTTAGATAAGTCAAATTTACGCAATATTACTGATATTGCTGATACATGGAGAAAGTATATAGATGTGTCAACAGGACAAATACACGATTGTGAAGTTTATTATAATATGGCAATGAATGACAGATAATAATAATTATATCCTAAACTTCCGTAAACGCTTCGGATGGTCGCAGCAAAAACTAGCTGATATGTCTGGAATATCAAGAAGCTCTATTAAGAATTGGGAGAATAGCGGTAAAGCACCTAAATGGATGCGGCTGATTTGCGCGGCATTGGCCTATAATTTACCGGCTTACATCGACAAGGATAATAATGACAACTAAGATTAACTCTAAAATAACCGGCTACAGCATCAAAAAAGAACAAGCAATGCCAGAACCACAACCAGCGCCTAAACAAGCCATACACGAGGGATTAAAGCGTCCTGACGTATTGCATGGATCAACTTATAAGATTAAGACACCACAATCAGAACACGCGCTATATGTAACCATTAATGATATGGTTTTAGATGATGTACGCCATCCGTACGAAATATTCCTTAACTCTAAAAACATGGAACAATACCAGTATGTTTTGGCTATGACTCGGCTTATATCTGCTGTATGGCGAAAGGGTGGAAATGCAGCTTTTATTGGTAAAGAATTGCAGTCTGTGTTTGATCCTAAAGGCGGATATTTTAAAAAAGGCGGGGTATTTATGACGTCATTGGTGGCTGAAATCGGGCATGTTATAGATAAGCATTTAAAAGAGATAGGTATAAATTAACATGTGGATAAATCCAAAATACAAAATAAGCAAAAAAGCACACATAGTATCATCATGCTACGATAGGCAATGCCATCCTGAAACATGCTGTTGTGGAGATGATGAGTACGCATTGCAACAAGAAGTTGAAACTAAAAACTATTTAGATATGGTTTGCGGTTATCACTTTGCTACTGTTGAGCGAGGAACTAAAAAAGAGCTGCAAGATTATATGGAATCATTGAAATGAACGAAAAATACGGAATAACCTATTATCTAACAGCAGAAGATGAAAGATACCCAATACTTGTGCTACAAGGTGAATTTGGTAGTGTTTGATATTCGCTTAATAAAAGCAATGGCGAATTAGAGCGAGTATGTATATGCAATGCTTACTGTTCTAGTGAGTGTGTATGTGGCGCATGGGACGGTGAAAACTAAATGATAGAAGAAAACAAAGCCCAACGATTAGCGCAAATTGCCATGTTACAAAACGCCTTGGATGATTTGCAGTATTTTACTGAATTGATGGATTTAGTTTCTAAGTCAACCAAGATTAAATATAACTCATACATCAATCAAGGCTTTACACCTGAACAGGCTATTTATTTGTGTAAGGATTGAAATTAATGCAATATCAAGTAATAACAGAATCAAAACCAGAAAAACTAAGCGAAACTATAACTAATCTCCTTAATTTAGACTGGAAATGTCAGGGAGGAATCTCTATTTGTCATAATGACGGTGGATTTATAGGATTAAAACTTATTTACGCTCAGGCGATGATTAAAGAGGATTAAAACAAAAAAGCCATTAAGTTTTTAATTTAATGGCTTTTTTAATGCTATTTTCCTTGCAATAATTTAGTTATAGCTTTTGATACACTATCTCTATATTCCTGTTTTGACCAATTATACTCTATTCCACAAAAAGTAATTGAGTAACATTGTCCTATATTATTGTTATGAGAATCAACAATATTAATTCCTGAGCAACTGCGTACTATTTTTGCATCTGGCAAAGGCAACTCAACCCCATTTAAATTAAATGTTTTTGGTTTTGGTGGGTTCCATGATAATAAATTTATATTAATATAAAATGTAGCAACGCCTGAAACCAACAATTTATCATTATGTATTGTGTTGTTTTCAATAACAACCTTTATCCCTGTGTCTTTATCATACAACTCATCCCCAACAAAAACAGGCTTATCTTCTATGATGGCTATGGCGAACGAATAAACACTTGGCTTATCAGTAAAATATATCTCTTGTAAATTACAAATACTTTCGCCTAGTTTAATACACTTTAAAGGATTAACATTTGTACCTTCACACATATCAATAACTCGTGCATATTCACGATAAAGATCGCTTCTTTTTTCTATCTTATTCATTAATAATCTCAGCCGTAATTTTTCCGGTAATGCCGGATTTTGTTAGTTTAATCTTTACATTTCCTAATTTAAAATTAGGACTTGGCATAATCTCGGCATGTTCAATAATATCATGCTCAACTATTTTGTATCGTTCTGGAGAAAAACTTGTTCCTATTTCTTCATCATTAATATCAATATATTCACCATTTGACATTTGAAATACAACCCGCTTACCACTCGCTTGCGCTTCTTTCAATTCTCTGTATGGGTCGTGAATCCTGTATCTATCTTTATCTTCATAAAATTCAGCATTTGAATTGCAAATCTCCCATTTTCCGTCATTCTTTAAATACTCTATCTTCTTCCCATCCCTAATAGCCCGCCGTAAATGTTCGTATTCGTCGGGTTTTTTAACAATATATAAATTATATTCTCCTAATTTATCATTAATAAGCAGTTGCGGACATCCTTTGTAAGTTTTATTGTTTTGATTGTATTCAATCTCCTGCGTAGTATCTTCAAGCCATTGTTTAATAAGGACTGCGTGTGGATGTTTCATTTATTATCTCCAAACAACCTATTATATTCTTCATTACTCGTTAATGATGAGTTTAATGGATGATAGTCATCCCATTCACCAATATCAGCACATTCAATGCTTTTTACATCTGGCGATATGCATCTATTCGGATAGTTAGCGTTTTCAATTACGCTTTTAATTTCTTCTTCTCCAATTTCATCAAAATCAATCACTAATAATTCAATCTTATATGCTTTCATTTTATAAGTCTCCGGTATTGTTTTTAATTGAGTCATAAACATCATCTTTAAATGCAGATAAAGCAATTATAGCATCGCTTTCCCTTTGTGCGTCTAAGCCTGCTTGATAATATGATTCAAATATTTCAGTTAATACATCAAATTGTTCATCACCAGAGTCCCACCATTCTTGTAATTTTTGTTGTAATTTTTGTTTCTCATTCATTTTAGCTCATCCCATCAGCGTTATAGCCATCTTCACTTGTATTGTATTTAATTACATTAGCAAGCTCTTTATTGCCATGAAATAAACAAATGCTTTTATCGCTATTGCGTTGAAATTCTCGGCCTAGTTTGTATGCTTCATTCATAGCCATTTCAAAAGCTTCATATCTACCACAAACAAATTCTTCTCGGTATTTATCTGCTATTTGTTGCAGCATTTCATTTATATTATTCATTTATATTATTCATTTTATTTTATCCTACAAAACATGATAAACAACAATGGCAGTTGCAATTATTCCAACAATATCTATAAATACAGTTCCAGCTAAATACGATGTAAGATCTCTATTATCTTCAACGCCATGATTTATTATTACTATCATGGCTATTAATGTAATCATTTTCTATCTATCCTATAAATTCATTTTAAAGCTAAATTATACCACAATAAAAAATAAATGCACGTTTTAATTAATGCCTAGCATCTTTGGATTAACAATATTTCTTGCTACTTCGCCATAGTCCTTGTGCAAAATAATAGACTTCATATCTCTTCCTGTTCTATAGCCTAAATTAGCCGCATAAGCATCAGCAGGAGCTAAAACACGGAAAGACTCACAACGTACGCCATTATAATCTTTCACGCTGTCATGATGGATATGCCCAGTCCACCAGTATCTGAACTCAGTATCACCCCAATCAGACGCGCGATCAACAGCCATAATCATCGGTAGTTTGTCATGTTTTGATTTATCGCCGTGATGAGTGCCAACTAAGCACTTGCCAAACCGCCAATAATGGTAATGTCCTGGGTTTCTATCTATCGTTATCCTTAGCTCATTTTCATAGATATTATGCAGACATTCGGTTAATACTATGGATGATGATGGATCATGATTGCCAATTTCAACAATAACATGCACGTTTTGATGTTTGCTTAAACATTTAGCAATCATATACCGCACGGTTTTAATGGCTGCGCGTACCATTTTCGGGAATCTTCCATCTGCATCTAATAAATGCTTATGGGCTGGAGTTACTGTATCAAAGCTATCATAGTGCATGAAGTCGCCAAGTAGAACTATTAACGATGATTCGCAGCTTGGCGAAGAATCAACAAGATGATTAATTGCTCCATTAAGCAATCTTTCGCCTATATCAAGATCGTAATCAGAACCTGTTTCCTCATGCCATGAAAGCATTCCGAGGTGGTGATCTCCAACTGGATAACAAGCGGCTAGGTTGCTATCTGTGTGCTGTGGTGGTGTTATTGGCTCGCATTTTGGCAAAGCATCAGCCATGCCTTGAATAGCTTCTCTGAATATTTCTTCTTGACGTTCAACGTCTATTGTGCTTTTTACCCACTGTATTTTAGCTTCACCTGTCGCCATGTCGTACATGGTGCTAGCGCCCTTAAGCTTGAAGCCGTCCGGCACTGGATGAACTAAGTTATGCTTGGGCGAATAACCCATTAAGGCGGCTTTGCGTACTACTTCCTTTTTTGCGCTTCCTATTGTTGACTTACTAATCCCTAGCTTAACCGCCGCCTTTCTTTCGCTTCCCTCTGATTGTATAGCTTGTAATATTTCTTTTTGTCTATCGGTTGCGTATTCAGCTAGTTTGTTGTAGTCCATGATAATCTATCTATTATTTAAAATAGCCTGATTCTAAACGATAGATAGATAAATAGCAATATTGTCAAGAATAAACATAAATTTTAGGCAATAAAAAAGCCCATGTTTTTAATATGGGCCTAGTGACTACATTTTAGAGCCGCCGTTCATGCTATTGCATTACTCAAGCTGGCTATGCGGAGCAGACTTAACCGCCATAAATATATTAACATAATTATCAATAAATTTAGATGCTTTTTTACTTAACTCATCTCTTTCACTACCTGATAACTCATTCCATGCTTCATCATTGCCATTATCACAATAGTCTTTACATTGATCTGCTGTAACGTATGATTCATTCATTTATGACCACCTACTATTCTTACCATTAATTTTAGATTGTGCGCGTTGTTTGTTAATATGTAATTTATTGCTTGTGCTTTTAACATTATTGTCAAACAGTGCATAATATCCATTGTTATTTATTACTCTGTGTAAATACTCACCAGATGATGTAGTAATTTTTACAATATCACCAACTCTAAACATATTAGCCGGAAATTGATATGTTAGTGCCATGTTAATTCCAATCCTCTATTTTAGGTTTTTTACGCTTTTGAGACTCTATCCGCTCAATGATATGTTCATCATCTAACAAATATATTTCTTCGTCGTCCAATATATCATAATCGTCGGTATAATTTAAAGCTTCTTCGTAGTCCATTATGACACCATATCATTCTGTTTATTTGAAATACCTACATTATATGGATTAGGCACTTGCTGTTGTTCTTTTTGCATAGATAGCAATAGGTTAGCTTCCTCCTTAATCCTATTCAATTCTTTCAATATATCAATGCTTTCTGATATAATGCCATGACGCTTAAATTCTATTAAGAAAGTTTCTTTAGATATTAGATTTTTTTCTGCTGCATTGATTAAGTCTGCCGCACTTCCCTCTGGCTTATCCATTGCAAAGCTTTTATTTATTTCAACTGTGCCGCCACTTGCCAATCCTTCATAATCAGCCATAAACCATAACATCTGGTTAGCGCAATCTTCTAGTGCAGTAGCCCATGCCATGAGTATTGAGTCGGCATCTTTGCTGTCTATTGCGCTTGCTGTAGCGGTTACACCTGATTTAGTCTCTACTCTAGCTGTCATGCCAGCAGATAACATGCGCTTTTCTATATCTTCAATATCCTGCCGACCTGCTTCTATACCTTTTCCTGCGGTTTCAATCAATCCCCATTTGCTATCTGCATTGGGCAATCTAATGATTTGATTCGGGCCTACTTTTCCGATATTGTCGTCAGGTTGCAATCCACTAAACACCATCATAGCAAAACGGGCAAAGGTTAAAGCTTGTACCTGTTCGCTTGAACTGTTCCAATGCTGTTTGTTAAGTTCTGCTAATGATTGAAGCGGCGGCAATCCTTCAAAATAGCCGGTTCTATTGGTATAGAATGGATGCAATGGAATGTAATCTAGTGCTGTTGTCCCTTCTTTGTGTAAAATCCAATCCGTTGCAATATTTCCAACCTGCTCAGTCTTACGCCATAGCTCAAAACTTCCAGGGCGCAATACCCTTATTTGCTCAATTTCTTTTTCTGTCCATTCATCGTCACCTTGCTCAGTTACACATTCTTTGATGCGAACACATGTTAACGTCTGTACGCCGACTATATTTTCGCTTTCCCATCCGATTATTTGTGATGAATCGTATAGAATTGCTGTTGATCTAGCCCCCATGTTTTTGACATCAAGGGCTGTGAGTGGTGGCGAACCTTCTTCTGGTTGCTCAATATTTGTATAATCAACAAAAATAAAACTAATACCATCTTGCAAGCCTTTGAATAATACATCAAATAGAAATGATGTAATATTCCGCCCTTGGCCGTCGATATTGTTGAGTGTTTCTAATAGCTGTGGCGGTATATCTGGGTTTATTGTGACGGGCTTGGAGAATACTTTACCGCACATTTTTTGTAGGGTTTGAGCGTAGCCACTGTATAGCGTTGTGCTTTGTAGACGTACTTTATAGTTGTCTAGTTCTTCGGCGGGATGCTTTGGCATGTATTTCTGCCCCGCTTCGATCATTTCCTCTGTGCCTTCGCATAATGTGCGCGATAAGTCCCTTTTTTCCTCTAATTCTATATATCTTTTACTTGGTTTTGCTATGTTATTGCTTGACATGATAATGCTCTAGTTATATGTAATACATATAACTATAACATTGTCAAGTATTTTGTGCAATTAATGTAAATAATAAACAATTATTTAATGCTTTTACCTATCTCTGCTGCCGCCCTTACTATTGCAAGTTTAGTAGCTGAATATTTATCTTTATTGTGCATTTCTTTTATTTCTGTTCCTAGTATTACTGTAAAATCCCCGTCTGGCATATCTTTACAAATACTGACCGCTAATCCTAACTCAACTGCAAGCCTTAACGCATCACCATCATCAATTATTGGATTCCACCACAAATTACAATCTGTATCGCTATCGTAATAACATAGTTCACCATCATAAAAATCATCTTCAAATAATTCAAGATTAATAGCTTTTGCTGCTAGTTTTAATAGTTCTTTTTCTTTCATGGAATTTTAATTTTAACCGTTGCGTAAACTATAGTTTATCTTTTAATCTATCAGCAAAAAACAAAATACGATCAATTAGTTCTATTTGTTTTGACTTATGTTGCTTTTTTTGTTCGTTTCTATTTTTTTTTCTATTCATAAGCCTATTAATAAAAGAATATCCTTTTTTTGTCCTTAAATATGTGTTTCCACATGGACATATTAAATTATTACCTATTAACTTATTAATAATATCACATTCATTCGGAGTTGTCGGCCTTGGATGTGGATTGTGACCATCATAATACAATAATAATTCTAGTTCTTTTTCGCTCAAATGAGTGGCGTGTCTTATTCGTTTATGACCGCTATATCCATGTATTAAGCAATACATTTTATCTATGTCATTGATGTATAAATAATCAATAATGTAATCTCCTTTATTAGTCCATTCTGGTAATTTAGAATAAACATAGCATGGGAAATGATTAGGATCAATTATATCCTCAATGCAATATGTAAACTTCCACTCGTCAAATTCTTGTTTGTTTTTTAGTAGTTTCATCAAAACAATTTCCTATTAAAAAAATCAATATCATTAACAATCAAAAACGGAATAATAGCAAATAAACCAATAATTCCACAAGGTACAGCAAATAAAATATCAGATAACGTCGTTCCATTGCGCTTAGTCCTTATTCCAAACAAAGCTAATAAAAACCCAATTAACCACCATAAAAAAAAGATAAATAAAAATTACTACAAATTAATTCAAGCATATCACACGGCCTTATTGTTGCGTATTGCTTCCTTAATGGAATTTACACTACAAAATCTACTATTTTCATAAACATAAGCATCACTCTCCCTCTGAACTTCTTGGGCGGCTTGCCATGATCTCTTCATTCTCCATTTTACATCACCGTCTTGTTTATTTTCTTCAAACCACTCATCAAATGTTTTCATTTCCAATCCTTAAAAGTTTCCCATTTAGTTATTTGTGTAGCTGTTTCCACCATACAAACAAACATAATGCATTCATGAAAAGAAAGATTCTTAAATCTTTCAGCGATCATGAGCATTGAAAAAACATATAAGATTGATGCACTTATTAACGACTCAATTAATACCACTAAACAATATAACATGTATTTTTTCATTTTAATCCTTAACCCCATAATAAACCCTCAACGCCTTATCAATAACAACACTAGGCTTACCCTCTGCCCTTACCTTTTCATCCAGCCATCGTTCTAGGCGAATAGGTACTGCTACTGTGTCTTTTTCTGGACGGCCTGAGCCGGTTCTTTTTTGTTTTGGTTCTTTCATTTTATAACTCCAAATCCTTAACGGCTAATTTAACTTTTTCACACATTAATTGATGCATCTTTTCTGCCGCTTCATAGCTAGAGCATCTATCCATTTCGCCATCTAAAGGCCCACCAAATACCATTGTTTCAAATAATAATGGTTCTTTATTATCGCCTAATGAATGATCTATGCCTAGAAATACAGTTGATACTGTCACTTGACCAATACTTTTACCTCCAATTTTAATATTCGCAATATCCTTTTTTACTATCCTATCCGCACTAGAAACCCATTGCGCCCATTTAATCATGTCTGGCTCTGGTATTGCTTTTTTGTCTTTTAGTATGTAGTTCATTGACTATTCTCCATCCTCATAAACCGCAACACAAATCCAATATTCATGCTGCTCATTAATTCTATTGCACTCGTTTTCATAATCAACATTCCATGTTGTACGCGCTTCAATAATAGGATATTCATCACCACTAAATCCGTATGATGTTTTCATTTCTCCATTCTCTGGTGCGCTATACGTACTAAATACACGTAGTTCAGGATGCGCTTGTTTTATTGTGTTCCATACTTCGTAGGTTGTTTTGTGTTTTTTGTAGTTCATCACACATTAACCTCATCTAGTGGACACCATTCTGGAAATTGTTTTGATATATTTTCAACCTTTATTTGTCTATAATTCCTCTTTCTATGGGTAACAGCATTACATCTATTAATATTTTCTTCGCTTTTAAATTGTATAAAGTTTGGACAATTTAAACATGATGTTACTTGTTTTTTATATTCTTTCATTTTATTTATTCCTCAATCAATCCCCGCATACAAATGAGGCGCTCTTTTGTCCATTATTAAATCTTCGCAATCGTCTTGTATGCCGTATTCTGGCTTATTGTAAAGCCGTTCTAGCATCTCTACGCACTCTTCTTTTGTGTCGTAGTGGATGATTGCGATTAGGCGCATTTCTTCGCGTTTGTAAACATAAGCCTCGTGTTTCATAACAATAACTCCGCTAATTCTTCAAGCTCGTAATAAACGTGCATTAATCCATCACTATGACCACGTTCCCATGCCATGCTATACGCTTTGTCGGCTTTAGTATGTCCAGTTAATCCACATTCTTCTAATGCGTCAGCTTTGAATAATTCTTCTAATCTGTCGGTTTGTTCGTTGTATTGTTTCTTTAATTCCTTATATTGCTCAATCTTAGCGTTATATTCATCTGCCAATGGTTCTCCGCATTCACTGCAATAGTTAGGCGGTCGAGTACTGCTAAATGGCTCACCGCAGTTGCAAATGCTTTTAGGTCTTTGTGGATATTCCATTGTGTTTTTGTATTTATCTATGTTCATTTTTATCACCTTTTCATTTATTAGTTAAGTTTTACGCATTGTGCGCTTTGTTTTTATTTAATGCAAGTATTTATTTTGCTAAATACCACTCCGGCACATCTCTATTTTTCCATGCTGCTAAATGCTGTTTTGCACCGTTGAAGTGGTTTCGATATGACTGCATACTATCGCCAACCGCCAAATAATGGCTGGCCTGTTTTAGCTATTTCTTCAACTGCCTTGATCGCTTCATGAAGGCCATTTTTATCAGTGGATCTGGGGTCATCTGGCTTAAATAAATTCCAGAACATGCCATGACGAGTACATGCAGTCCATACCCCACAATCGAACACTGGCATTTCATAATCACGAATGCATGGGCATACATCATCAACCATGAATTTCAATACTTTTGTTTCATCTACTCCACAGCATATACAAGACACAACAGGAACAACATTATCGTGGATAACTTCTTTAGCTGGATCTTGCACTGGAACATCAACATAAGTATTGCTGGACAATTGACTGATTACTTTATGCTTGTAAAATTCATTTTTAATACCATGTCGCTTCATTTCAATAAAAACATAATCGCCAAAATCTAATAATTTATCACTCATCATTTAATCAACTCCCCATTAATAAATGCCTGCAATTTAGGCTCATTTTTAATTATCCTGGCGCGATCTTGTTTATTAAACAATACTCGCATATCGTTTAATGCTCTATCGCCTCTGTCGTGCTTTAAGCGTAGGTTCTTATCGAATTGTGATTCGTTGCCAAAATAGTTATTAAACATTTTATTAACTCCAAAATTAACGGCTCATCCTTGATCCTTGGTTTATATTAAGCGTATTTAAACCAGCTTTTAGCTTCTGCTTCGCGTGTAAAAGTTTCTTGCCATAACCAGCGTCCAGTTGTGTCGCAGACTGTTACAACTATCCATACTGTGTTTCCGCTGCCGTTGATGCCGTTGTGAATTTCTTTATGTTTCATTTCGATCACCTTTTGTTTATTGGTTAAATTTTTAAGTTGAGCTATTGTACCGCATAAAATAATAAATGCAAGTAAAAATTAACAAACAATCAAAATATTTTTACTTGGTCGTAACACCATTATATATGTCAAACAAAATGAAAATATTTTAATTAATACTTGTGTTTATTTATTGGCGTGGTAAGATAGCTCAACTTTTTAAAACAACAGACAAAGGTGGATAAAATGAAACTATTAAAAAACTGGATAGCTGAGGTTAATGGTGAATATGTGTCTATTAATTCAGAAATAATAGACTTAATGACAGATGAAAATTTAAATCTATTTGACAATCAAGAAACATTAGAATTTCATCTAGCAGAGCAAGTGGCTGATAATTTAAATGCCAGTGATTTTGGCTCTGAACAATAAACGCTTTTATTAATTAATCGGGCTGACAAAATAGCCATAACTTAAACAAAAAAAATAGCAAAAAGACATGAATAAATTAGAAAAGATTGGGATTGACCATATAATAAGCATTATAAAAGGCGCTGATCGACACTTCGATCTATCAAACTGTACAGACCATACAGAATATCAAAGAGATCATGACTGGAACTATGCCAAAGAAAAAATTAATGATGCAATTAAACTTCTAGAATCTTTAAAGTATGAATAAAATGACCACCCACCACTACACCAAACAAAGAATAATAAACGAAAGAACCACTCGCCAGGAAGCCCTAGCAAGGTTTGAGCGTGAGCGTAATTGCTGGATTAATAGGATTAGAGAGTTTTGTTTAATTATTAAAAATAAATGCTTGCATTAATTATTTTATTTGATATACTAATACCAACTTAACAAGAAACACAAAAAGGTGAATAAAATGAAAATCTGGCACAACGAATCACACAGCTTCATCCAAGGCAAACCATCAGAAGAAGCAAAAATAAACAAATGGTGCGAATCAATGAAGAAATTAGATCACAGATTCATGATTATGACCGATGATAGCGATGAAGATGAAATAAGCTACACAATCGTTGTATCTGGAACTACTCAAAAAGAAAGACAAGAACTAGCTCAAGAAGCAAAGAGGATGAAATAATGAACTCGGGATTTAATGCAATGGGTAAGAAGATACCAGAAGATAGAAAAACAAGCGCGATTGGATTTATGCAGTCACTAGGAATAACCCAACCTAATGATATAGTTAGTAAAGTATCAAAATTTCTTGAGCTGGATAAACCGATTGAGGCCCAACAAGAATCATTGAAATATATTGATTTAACAGCAACATATATGTTATTTGCATATTTATTAACTGATAATTTATAACTGAAAAAAAGGATAAAAAAATGAGATATTATATTAATGTATCAGAAAATAAAAACGGTGAGTTCTTATTTAGAACTGATTTAGATGATAACTTAGATAGAGTAAAAAGAACTTATGATTTAATAAAAAGTTCAAATAAAGATGTAAAAGTATGTGTTTATTCAACACCAGATATGACATATACAGAAATTAAAAGCTTTACATAATTATTTTATTCTGTATAATTCTAATCACTTGCTAACTTCTAGGCAGATAACTAATAAATGAAATGGTAATGAAATGAATAATTTAAAAAACAAACAGGTATTTCTTAAAAAATTATCAAAAGACAAGATAAAAATGAACTGGAATAAGAATCCAATAAAAATGGATATGTTTTTATCATTTCTTACTATTGATGTAACAAGATCGTCAAATCATCTTGGGTGTTGTAATGGTTGGACTCAGTTAGTAGGCATGGATGGACTTATTATTAAGGGTGGCGTGGTAAATGGAATAGAATACCTAGATAGTTTGGAATATGGGAAAAATTTAGATAATCCGTATAACAATTTCATTAATCCGTTCTATTTGTTCCAAGTACTAAATAATGATGGAAAGGCTTTTTTTCTTAATTATTACGCAGAAGAAATAAAAAAAGAACTCTACGACGCTTCTGAAAAGCTAAAAATCGCCGATATTAACAAGAAAGAAATATATTCATTTTATGAAGAATTGGGATTTAAGGTAAAGTAAAATGAAAACATTATCAGAAAGAATGAATATGAAATTTGGATATGTAAGCAATGCCTTTGCTTTTTCGTGCATTGGA